GCTTTTTCCATTGTAGTTTTAAGAATCTCAGCCCATTCATCAGCTAAATCTTCTTTAACAAGAAGTATCAATTCATCATGAACGGCTGCTGCAATCCTTACTTTATCTTCGCCAGCCTCTTTAACTTGTGTCCATAAGTTTCCTAACGCACACTTTAATATGGCAGCACCAGCACCTTGAATCGGTGTATTACATCTAACAGTAGTTCTGTTCAAATCACCTTTTAAAAACCTACGCATATTAGATACTGGAACTCTAGTCTCAGGCCATTCATCATCTTCCGTGGATCGTGAAAGATAATTCATTTCTTTCTGCCAATCCCGAATACCACTATATGTATTTAACCAGTTGTCACGAATTTTTATAGCTTCATCTGGCGACATAATTACACCACTGCTACCAGCATACTTTCGTAAACCTTCAGCACCCGCACCATATAGCAAACCAAAATTAGCTGACTTAGCGATCTGTCTGTCACAACCCATCTGTGCAGCCGTGTAGTCGTGTAAATCTTCTCCACGCTGAAAAGCAGCAGTCATATTTTTATCTTTAGCTAATGCAGCAGCAAGACGTAACTCCATCTGTGAAAAGTCAGCGTCAACAATCTTCCAACCTTTAGGAGCTTGTACGCATTGTCTAAACTCTGAATCTCTTGGTATCTGCTGGTTGTTTGGTTTGATACTAGACATCCTGCCTGTATCCGCACCTAACTGCATATAGGATGCTCTAACAAATCCATCATCTGACATCTTATCCTGTATGCTTTCTATCATCTGTCTACGTTTTTCTCTACGTTTCCATGTTATAAGTGTCTGGATCGTAGGAGAATCAGCAGCACAATTCTTCAAAGCATCTTTAGCAACACTAGGTTTACCATCATTGTTCACTGGTGTATAACCAAGAACTAACTCAAGTTTTTCTAGTAACTGTTTAGAGCTTTTAATATTAAATCCTGCATACTTTTTAGTACCTAGTCTGATTGAACCTTGGTCTTTCGCACGAAGGTTAAACGAGCCATCTTCATTTCTAGGTAGCTTTTTTCCAAGTGGTAAGTCATTATCAAGTTCTCTAATAAATTCATTACCCAACTCTTTAATGTCATCTTCATAATCAATGCGACATTGTTCTAACTCTTCCTTATTCCAAGGTAGCCCAACTCTCCACATCTGTGCCATAGCTGGTAAAGCTCTGCACTCCAGGGTATATGCCCTGTGTAGTTGAGCGTTTCTAAGTTTTTGGTCTAATATTTGATCTAACTCTAATAACACTTCTATATCTTTCGCGGCATATATCAACTGCTCTTTAGATAGTGTTTCAGCACCCCAATTAGATTTCTGTTGTTCTTTGGATATATCCATATTTAGCTGTCTCTTAGCTAGTGCATCAAGACCATGCTTAGTTTGTGGTATTCCGTTAGTTAATAGTCTGCTGGCTATCATGCTACACCTAACAAAACCATTGAGATGTATGTCATGTGCCTGTAGCCACCCAAGATCGAACACTGCGTTGTGTGCCAACCAGTATCTATTTTGACTGCTGAAAAACTCTTCTAAATAATTCCAATCGCTACGCTCTAACTCGAAGCAATCTATGACAACTATGGTTCGAGAAGAAAAACACCCCAACTGAATTAGTCGGAGCTTGCCTTCTTCTGGTTGTAACTGTAATGTTTCTGTATCAAACGCAAGACTGTGTGCTGTCTGCAATCTTTTTAATTCTGATATTCCGTAGTAAACAGAATATTCTTGTTTAGTAATTGTTGAGGTCATGGAAGAACCTATAAATATGTGCTCTATTACT